GGGACGTCTCGGCGAAGGGGTCGACGATGACGATGTCCACGCCCGCTTGAACGATCGCGTCTATCAGCGGTTCGAGCAGCGGCGTACGCACGACCGTTTTGGTTCTGCTGTCCGTCTTGGCGATGACGATGCTCTCGGGAGCACTGGCGAGCAGGATGCGGCCGGCGAGTTGTTCTTGCGAAACGTTCATTGCAAGCGCCGCCACGTAGAACCTGCGGCGCATTTCGTCGCCATCGTCCTCGGCATTGATGATGAGCGTCTTCGCGCTCTTGCGCGGCGTCCATCCTGCCCATTCCATGTTGGCCGCGTTGGCTATGGACAGATGCAGCGTGAGGACGCTTTTACCCGAGCCTGGCGGGGCGACGAGGACGCTCAGATATCGTCGCAGCAACAGGCCGGGAGTGATCCAATCACGCGGCGGAATAGACGAAGCGTCGATCGGAAACGCCGGTTCTATCGGGATCTGCCCGACGGCCGAAGCGAACTGCGCTGACGATGCGCCTGGCTGCGGGTGGTTCGGCGACGGTATCGCACCGTCCTCGGCGATCTTGCCTTCCCACTTCGACAGGGCCCGCCGCCACTTGGCGGCGAACATCGAGATGCCGCGTCCCTCCTGCTCAAGGCCGGCATCCCTGTCGACGCCCGGCAGCCGGGTTCCAACCTGGAGCTCATAGACCGCGTAATTCTCTCGCATCAAGCGGTCGAGGTCGGCCGGATGCGGTAGGATCGGGCTGTCGCGCCATAGGTTGACGCAGGCCGCCCAGACCATTTGCGTCATGTACTGTTCGCGCCCGTTGATCCGAAAGCCGAGGGCATCGAAGTCGGGGCCGTGATGGGCGGTGCGTGCGGTCCCGCCAGTGCCACCGCCAGCATGGTTGGCGACCAGTTCGTCGATGGCGTCCAGGAGCCACTGCGGCGCTTCGGCGAGTTCGGTGGTCCACGGCTCGAAGCCCTCGATCCACCGGTAGTCATTGCCGCTCAGATGCTTGCTCGGCGGCAGCATGGCGAAGCCGCCCTGGCCGCGGATGTCGACTTCGAGGGCCGTGCTATTGGTCGGCACGCGCCAATGCAGCGGCGCCTTGAAGAACCGATGCGTGCCGCCACCGCCGGTCTTCGCCCGCCAGGTGTCGGGATCTATGCCGTGGTTATGGACCCTGATGACGTCCTGCCACCAATTGCCCGAGGTCGCCGATTTATACTGGTCGGCGTCGATGACCATGAGGTTGTCCGAGGCATGGCCGCAGATGACGCCCATGTTGGGGTTCTTGTGGTATGTGCCGGTGCCGTAGGCGTACCAGCGGTCGAAGACCGTGTCGGTGACCAGAGCCTCATGCAGGGTTCGCCATTCGGACAGCGCCGGCCGCTTCTCGGCGGCGGTGCGCATCGGGTATGGCGCCGGGACCACCTGCAGGCCGCAGGCGCGATACATGGCAGCCCATTCGCCAGGGCCGGCGAAATCCGGGGAAAATGAAAAGGCCGGCACGATCCTTCGTTCCGTTCCTTGCCGGCCATGTTGTGGGGAATCACGGGGAGGTTGCCGCACCTCAACCCCGACCCCTGTTTTGTCAAGTACTGAGCATTTAACCGAAATCTCCTTCCAAGACCGTCATAACGGGCTTCTTCTTGGCGGCAGGAGGAGCGACTTTCGTGGAGCCGGTCGCCGGGGCTGAAACATGCGTTCCGTTGGCGGCAGCCAGTTGCGGCTTTGCCTGGCCCTTGGCCTTGAAGATCAGGTCTTTGGGCCGTTCCGTCCAACCGATGATGGTGAAGATCGGCGAATAATTTGTGGTCTTCTGACCGCCGCCTTCGGAGATGATCGGGATGATCTTCTCGATCGCCACCACCGGCAGCTTGCCGGGGTTGGCATCCTTGCCCTCCATGTATGCCGTATGCAGGGCGTCGATGCCGCGAAGGGCGGCCTTGGCCGTCGTCGCCAACTCCCTGACGTCGTTGCCGCAGTCCTTGGCAAGCCGCAGCATCACACGGACACCGGGCTTGGCTGATCCGCCGGGGAAGGGTGGAGGGGTGGTGCCGAAAGGCGCCAACGTGAATGCCGGCGCTCCACCGGTCTGGAAATCGATCCAGCCGACCTCGATGTTCTCGAAGTCGAAGACGGCCATGAAGTTGTGGGTGATGTCTTCGGGAGTATTGACGCCGTCGTCGCGGTCGATTCTGAACATGCGGCCGGCTCTGGCGTCAAATTTTATAATAGGTGTGATATCGCCGGAATTGCTTTCGAAGTTAAGACCAAGTGCCATTGACGTTTCTCCTTGCATGCTCGCCCATATCGGGCCGAGTTCAGTAGCCCCAGACCTCGAAAGCCGCCTGTCGCGCGCTTGGGTCTGCGAGGTAATAGGAATCAGTGTCCGGGGCGACGATCGCCACCAGCTCTTGCGGATCGGATGAGATCGCCAGAAAACGCTGCATGGTCAGCGCGATGCGCTCCATGGCGGCAAGGTGCCGGCGGAAGTTCTCAAGCTGGTAGGTCGCGGCGCGCTTCGGGCTGATGTAGCTCAGCCGGGCGTCGGCGTTGTCGCTGCGGGCCGTCTGGTACAAGGCGACCTGGCGGGCGTGGCTGGTCGAGATCTCGGACGGCACCCGATGGGTGGATTTAACGTCGAGCAGGATGCCGTGCTGGGACCACTCGACGTCGTAGTAGCCGATCAGCGGCACGAGGACGTCGGGGAATGAGTGCTCGATCTTGCCCTGGATGCTCGTCGGCTCGCCGTAATTGCGAAGCTCGGCGAGACCGGTGCGGACCATGTCGCCAACCGCCTTGCGCTCGGTGTCGCGCCGGAGGTCGCCGCTAAGCGCCGCTCGCCGGTCGAAGGACGCCAGGGCATATGTGGCGCAGGCGGCATCGTCGGCGCCGGTGGTGAGACCGTGGACGATGCCGTCCTCGACCGCCGAGCCGCGATGGGCGGCGGCGCCGACCGGCGTCTTGCGCTTGAGGACTCTTTCCATGACGAAAATCGCGGGTGAAGACGCGAACTGGTTGATCGCCGAGGCCGAGAGATGGTCGATGCCGTGGGTAGTGAAGGGGTTCATTGGGCGCCGTACTCATCGAGAGCGAAAAGATTAGCGATGGCTTCTTCGCGGGTAGCGCCGTAGCCGCCTGGTTCGCCATCCCAATAGGCACAATAATCAAACTGGCGACCAAGAATTGGCCAAGGAAGGTAGATGATGATCATTCCGTTTTTCTTGGCGTAAGCCTCGAACGGATTCATTCTGCCGCCTCCAAGCGCTTGCGGTCGGCGCCGTAGGCCAGATCGCCGAAGTCGCTCAAGCGCATGACGATCAGATCGTCCTGACGGTCGGTGCGAAGGATCAGGGCGTAATGCTCGGCGAGCCAGCGGCGGATCAAGGCGAAGTCGGTCGCCCTGCATTTGACCTCGATCCTGCGGTCGATGCCCAGGATCGGGCAGGAGATGTCGCCACTGAAAGAACCCCCGGCTGAGCCGCTGAGCGGTATTCGCTCGGCCGCCAGTCCTGCTTCCTGCAGGGTCGAGACAGCGCGCCGCTCAGCGCGATTCCCCTTCAGGCGACTAGCGCGACCGCCGGTCATTCGACGGCCTCGGTGGTCTTGGCGGACTGCGAATCGAGGTCGGTCGGGGCCAGATCGTCCAGGCTGACGGCGCCGACCGTGGCCTCCCGAATCTTCAAGGCGGTCCGGTAGCTGTTCGTGCCCTTCCGGACGATGTGCGAGATGAGCCCTTGCGTTACGCCGATATGCCGGGCGAACGCGTTCTGGGTCACTCCGTTGGCGGCAAGCCATTCACCTAATGTCATGGCCGAAAAATACGCTCACTATTTTCAATGGTCAAGGGCTCTAATAATGTGGCACTATGGATTGCGGCACATGCGTTGGCGCCCCATGCCACCATGTCAAAGCATCAGAATCTATATCTGCGCGACTGGCGGCGATATCGCGGCCTGACCCAGGAGAAATTGGCCGAGCGGGCCGGCGTCACCCAAGGGATGATTTCCCACCTGGAGAACGGCAGGACTGACTATTCCGGCCATATTTTAACGGCATTGGCTGAAGCGCTGAACTGCGAGCCGGTCGACCTACTCACCCGTAATCCGTCTGACAAGGCAGGGGTCTGGTCGATCACCGATAGCCTGAAAAAAGCATCGCCGGAACAGCGCGCTATGATCGCCAACGTCATCGACGCATTCCTCAAGACCGGCTCCTAAAAAGCGTCTCAGCCACAATTTCATGAATGAGCGTCATTTTCCTGTTGACTAGGATAATACGCTAACTAATATCTGCCCATCGACAACCCGATGGGACCACGACCCCGATGACCACGACCTCCGCTCTCCGCACCCAGCTCACTGCCAGCATCCGCCTGGAAAAGCTGATGGAAGAACTCGCCGGCCTCGAAGCCGAACTCGGCGTTGCCCGAGAAATCGGGTTCGTCAACCTCGCCGATGTCGACGATCTCGACGACGCCATGCGTTACCTCATGTACGCCCGCCAGGAGCTTGAGGGCTGCCGCCGCTCGCTCCTCCGGGTGTGGGCCCCGAAGCAAGAGGAGGCGGCATGACCGGCCGCAGAGTGATCCGCGCCACCATGAAGCGCCCCACCGAGGCCGCGGCCGCCCGCATTGAAGCCCGCATCATAGCCCTGCGCTATTCCAGGCTCCGCGAAGACCGCATCGAGGCCGCCCGCCTCCAGCAAGAATACTGGGACGCCTGCGGCCTCAACCCGGAAGTCCGCGCCCAGCTCGAAGCAATGCAGAAGGTGAAGCCGTGACGCCGCTCTCCGGTATCCTTAAGATGAAAGCAACCCGAGCCATAGAGCGCCGCTTCGGCAAGTCGATGATGCCTTACCGCTTTATCGAGCAACACCTAGGTATTTGGCGGTGCCTCGCCGCCGAAACAGGTTTGTGGATCGACTTCCTCCCTACCCCGGACCACCGGCCTCTGAGGGTCGTTGGCGAACACAACGGAGCCAGGCCCAAGTGGAGGGCGATGAAGCCATGAGCTACGACAACTGGAAGACCACCAACCCCGAGGACGAGACGCTCGGGGATGAGTTCGAGGCGACCGAGGACGAAGAGGCCGATCTGCCCGAGGTCGTCACCTTCTACAACCCGCCGCCCATTCCGATCCGCGCCTACGATTGGTGTGCCCATCGCGAAGGCGCCGAGGAGTCCGGCCCCTACGGCTACGGCACCACCCGCCAGGAGGCCCTCACCAACCTCTTCAACCTCGAAGAGGATGGGTTCTGAACATGCGGCTTACTGCAACCAAGAGAGAACCGAACATGACCACGACAACTACAATGCTGACCGTCACGATCGCGCTGTTACTCGCCATTGCCACACACGCCTCGGCACAAACAAGAACCTATGGCGGCGGCAACTCTTACCAAACATATACCCCGCCGCGGTCGACCGTCACGCCGCAAGGTACCTACCAGACCTTTGGCAACCAGACTTACGGGCCGAACGGCTACAATTCACAAACGCTCGGTGACACCACCTACATTCGTCCCGGCTACAGCCAGCCGACAGTGACCTGCCAGACGATCGGCAACACCGTTTACTGCCGCTAGGCCATCCCGAGAAGCGCAGGGATAGGCGACGGCCGACAAGCTAGGGTCTGTACGGCACCACATGACCCCGGTTTCCCTGCGCCCCCTTCCCCCTTGGAGCACGGCCATGGACTGGTACGCCCTCTTCGCCCCGGCGATCGTCGCCACCGCCATCGTCATCACCATCCTGGTCGCCATCCTCGTCATCACGGACGCCATCTGATGAACTACCTCACGCCGGCCGAAGCTGCCGCCCAGCTCGGCTGCCCTGAAAGGACGTTGCGTAAGCTGGCGCGCGACCTTGGCGCCTGCAGCGTCATCGGCAAGACTATGGTGCTCACCGAAGACGACGTCCGCACCCTCTTGAAGGCGACAAAGCCATGTCCCTCACACTCTTCAAGCGTGGCGAGGTCTGGTACTACCGAGGCACCGTTGCCGGCCGGCGACTACGCGGCTCTACGCGTACTGAGGACCAGGCAATCGCCCAAAGGGTCGCGGCAAAGCGAGAAGCCGACGAATGGAAAGGTCATCTTGATGGGCCGGAAGCCGTCCTGAGCTTCGCCAAGGCCGCCATCCTGTACCGAGGGGCCGGCAAGTCCGGCATGTATCTGGATCGGGTCGAGGACTACTGGAAAGATACCCTGGTCCGCGACATCACGTCCGGCGCCATCCGTGAAGCCGCCCGCAAGCTTCGCCCTGGCCTCAGCCCTGCGTCTTTGAATCGCCAGGTCCTCTGCCCGACCCAGGCGGTGATCAATCACGCCGCCGACCTCGGCCTTTGCCGGCCGATGGTGCGCCTGCGGCGGTTTCCCGAGACCCACACCGAAAAGGAGCCGGCGAGCTGGCCATGGGTCGAGGCTTTCATGGCGAAGGCTCCTCCCCGCATAGCGGCGCTCGCC